TTGGAACTCCTGGAAATATAACGTTCTGACAGAGCATGGTATCCCAGCTAAGCTCCGGCTTAACTCCGAAATATCTTTGAATATATTGTGTGTCGTATACGAAGTTCTGCCCGTCGAGGATGAGGTTCGGGTGCGAGAAGAGGCATCGGATGAGGTGGATAATTTGGGCTTCTTCATTGAGGGTCCAATATTGAGTCAGAGAGTTGTCGGGGTTCTTGCGGACGAAGGGGATTGAGATAGCGAAGTCGATTGAGTCGGCGAAACCGATGCACGTCATGAAGGGTTGGATTGTTTCGATGTCAGAGGCGAGACGGAGGGGGCTGCGGTCGAGTTGGGAGAGCCAAGTCCCCAACACGGGCAAGACTTGATCGAAACTCGGCGGAGCAAAGAACACTGGTTCGGGATTTCGACGCCAATCCCCACGCATCGCCATTGGAGCGCGAACACGAAGGTCGTGGATCGTCGGCTCACGGAGATACCACTCTCGCATGATAGCTGCGGGATGGATGATTGGGAGGAAGGGGATCGCGTTGAGGATTGGATGCGGCTGCAATTCGGGGATCGGTCTACAATAGAGCATGGAGCCACGCCAGGTCACTATACCCGAGGGGACCCACGTTTGGAGCTCTTTCGGAACCGGACGCTTGTTCGAGACCGGAAGGATTTTACTTCCTGTGACCTCACTGAGAGCCCATAGAGCATAGTTTCCAGCTCCAATAACAAGGCGTCGAGGGTGACGACTAATCTGCGCGTAGAGGCGGTTAACTTCCGACTGGACGAGAGGACTTGGCGCAAGGCCTCGAACTCGCTTTGGGTTGGTGTCGCGAGGCTCGAAGAGCCGCCAAAACTCGTTCCCTTGCGGTTGCTCCGCCGTGATGTTCGTGAAGAGGATGTCATTTGGGTCCAGTCCTGCACGAGAGATCATTCGATCGAGTTCGACACCTGAGGAGCCGACGAAGGGAAGTTTCTGACGCAGCTCCTCGGTGCCCCAAGACTCTCCCACGAAGATGATGGGAGCCTCAGGACGACCACGTGTGCCGTACCAGAGGTCAAGATGCTGCTGATCCAACGGATGGATTCGTTCCAACATGGACATTGCTCATTGCTGTGTTGAAGTAGGTCTGATCTTTCTCAATTCCGAGCGCAGTGCGCTTTGCTTCACGGCAAGCCACCAACGTAGAGCCGCTGCCGCAGCAAGGGTCGAGGACAGCTTCCCCTGGAAGGGTGGAACATTCGATGAGCGCTCGTAGAAGTTCGACCGGCTTTTCCGCAGCATGTATGCGTTCCTTGCGCGGAACACGAGCAACACGGAAGACATCGATCGGCGACGATGAGAAGCCGCGTTGACCTTTTGTGGCATAGAAAATGAACTCCGTCGTAATACGGGGACCGAGAGATCCCCAAGGGGCTAGACCCTCACTTTCACTCTTCTGCCAAATGAGGGGGCGGTTGAAGGGAACCCAACCCACACGTGCACTATAGTCTTTCAGCCATTCGAAGTATTCGATGGCACAGAACATGAGGATATTCGCTCGATCCTTTGTAACAGTAAAACCATCGGTGAGGATACAACGCGCAATTCGCCGCGCGGTGTCCGGGTCGTCTGAATAGTTGTGGTGATGGACTGTTCGAGCGCGAAAACCTCCTGAACCTGCGTCAATACCATAGGGGGGATCAGCAAGGATGAGGTCAAAAGATTTCGGGTCAAGAACCGGCAAGACTTGCAAGAGATCGCCATGACGAACCTCGAGGTTGGGCTGCGTCGACGTGGACATCGACATGAGTTGGCGTTTGATGAGGGCAGTTCGCGCCTTCTCTTCTTCCTTCTTGTAGATGAGGGAGAGAGCTTCTTCGGGACTACGGGCGGCGGCGATGTTGGGGTCATCGAGGTGTTCGACGATCGTGCGGGCTTCGGCGATGTTCGTTGCCGCACGTTTCACGTTGGACTGAGTCGGGGACTTCGTCACCACTTCGGTGGCGGTTGCCCGGACGGTCTGGGCGGGGTTGAGCTTCAGGCGCATTTCGTGAAGATCGGAGAGCGCCTGAGCTTTGTCGCGCCAATCCAGCGGCTCTCGATAGACGTTCTCGTGGAGCTCGGCTTCGAAACGTCCGATCTCGTCGAGGTAGTCGCCAAGAGGGGTGATAGGGATGAAGCCGCGGCGGATAGGTTGGTCGCCACAGTGGAAGATGGGATCGACATCAATTCCAGAGAGGGAGATCTCACGGATCGCCCGTAGACGACGCTCGCCGACGGAGAGCACCCACTTCTCCCCGTCTTGCCACATCACTGGAGGATGCAAGAGGCCGACGGAGAGGATCGACTCTCGAAGCTCAGTGAGAGGCTTAGGATCGACGTCGGAGCGTTGCCGACGGCGAACTTCGACGGAGGAAAGTGGGATGATCTTCACGGAAGTGTGCCTCTTAGGATTGGAAGAAACGGTCGACCTGCTCTTCGAGTGCCACCACAGCACGATGCATGTCTTCGAGACACTGAATCACGGTGCCGGAGTCTGCAGAGTTTTTGTCGATTTTGACTTCGGTCGGTCGCGGCCCCGTCATGTGGTCGGCAAGGCGCGTGATCTTCTTCATACACCGCTCGATTGTGGCTTGGTAGTCTTGAAGACGGGCAGTGGTTTCGATGAGTATGTGAGGTTGTGGTGCAGCAGATTCGGGTTGTCCTGGAGAGTATGCCATTTGGAGTTCCTCGTTGTTGAGAAAGGGTGGACCAGGACGGGGAGCACGACCAACCCATCCTGGTCCGTGAGGCGCGGTATTCGGGGTGACTTCCCTTCCCGTCGCCTCTAGCTAGGAAACGCGAGACCTGATCCTAGCGGATCGGAGCTACGCGGCCGACCTCACGCGACTCGAACGTGGTGCCGTCTTTGCGTTTGCCGGTCTTCGAGTCGACGCGACCCATGAAGGGACCGGCCCCGCGGAGCTTTGCGACGCTCCAGGGGCCTTCGTCGTTCTGTCCCACGGCCTTGCGGAGCTGGCCGAGGTCGGTATTCTTGTTCGGTCCCCAGAGGAGCTTGAACGTCGTGGGGTCGAGGTCGAGGATCATCCTCTTGTATACGATCACCTTGTCGAGACCGAGCTCCTGCTTCACCGTCTCGTTGTCCTGGATGACACAGGGACAGTTGAAGGTGTACATATTTCCGGGCTGACCGGCGCGATCGCCCTTCTTGTATTCGAACTCGATGTTCTCGATGGCCTTGGCGGCCTCGAAATCGTCGATCATCATTTTGTATTCGCCTGGGGGGACCATCTTGCGGTCGGTCTCGAGAGGCTTGTCGATGGTGTCGTTCATGAAGGCCTCGGGATCGAAGGGCATCATGAGCGGGAGACGCATAAAGGAGAACTTTTGCATTTGGTAGTACCTCGTTGAGAAGTCGCCGAGGGTGGAGTTGGCCCTCAGAGGGCCTTCCCCATTGGCGCTGCCGGTGGCTTCACTGTCGCTGTTGGGATAGCCACTGGAGTGACGGGGAGTTTTACCTCCTCGCCCGGAGCTGGCGACGGTGACGCTCCGGCCAATTTACGTCGTCGATAGGCTTCGACGATTGGTTTGAAGTCTGCGGCGAGGGTAGCTGAAAAAGGGAGGGCTCGATTTTTGAGGTCCATGGTGTCGTCGACGGTAGACCAATTGAACTGAGGGATACCTTTGTCAACTCGACGGGTTGTACGGACGACTTCGGAGAAGAACGGCGGGATTTTCGGGGCAAGTTTCGCTCCTATGGTGGAGACCATGACCTTACGGACTCCGGTCATGTCGTCGTTTTCTTTCTCGATGTGGGACGTCAGGTTGAAGAAACACCGTCGGTCGGAGTTGATCTTCGTGAGCATGTTGAAGACGACGTTCTGCGCAATACCCCATTCGCCGGGGTTCGCTGTCGGCTTGAAGCCCACGACGCCGCCCCAAGCGAGCATGCTCCAGCCAGTCAGGGAGTCGACGTTCATTGAGCAAGAGTCGTCCCACTTTGTGAAGTCACCGAAGTCCTTCCCGGTGCGGTCGCAATGGAAGTTGCGGAAGGCATTCAGGAACTTCAAGAGAGCCGGTTTGAACGCCGACTTGCCCATGTCGCGTTGGTCGGAGAGCTGTTTTTGGTCCATCGAACTGATCTTCGTAATCATGTCTTCGATGTC